GTCGCCGGACATCGCGATCGCTGCTGCGTCGTTCGAGCAGGCGAATCTGCTTTTTTCGAAGGTGGCCACGATCTGCGGCGGCCGGGATCAGGTCGACAAGATGTCGCCGCTTCTGGGCTTCTTCGAGGTGTACGACACTGAGATCAAGTTCGCGGACGGGCGGCCAGGCCGGATCTACCGCATTGCTGCGGTGGCCGGCACGAACGAGGGTGGCCTGCCAACACTGTTCGTCCGCGACGAGCTCCACGAGTGGGGCGACGTCGGGGACCGTAAGGCCCGCGTGGCCACAGTCGTAGGCAAGTCGACGAACAAGCGCAAAACGCACCGGGGCCGAGGCCGGATCATCTCGCTTTCGACGGCGGGTTTCGACAAGGATCACAGCCTGCTCGGCGCGCTATACAAGCGGGGCATTCGGGCGGTCCGCAACCCGAAGATAGCGCCGCGTCTGCTGATGGACTGGCGGGAAGCGCCGGACGGCCTCAACTTCAAGCTCGCCAAGCACCGGGAGAAGGCGGTCATCGCCGCATCCGGCGCGGCAGACGTCCTTTGGAACGTCCGGGATCGGGTCGCCGACTGGGGCAAGCCGGAATATCCGCCGCACGAGTGGATCCGCTACTACGCCAACAAGTGGGTCGACCTCGCTGAGGATTCGTGGCTGAAGGACCATCCGCAGGCGTGGGCGGCTTGTAAGGGCAAGTGGACATCTGAGCCGGGCAATCCGTTCGTGGTCGTGGTTGACATGGCGCTCAAGCACGACTCTGTTGCGGTATCACGTATCGAGAAGCTGCCTGACGGCCGCTGCGCAATCACGACGAAGATCTACCTGCCCAAGGGCGACCGGATCGACCACGTCGAGGTGTTCCGTTACATCCGGTCGATCGCCAAGGGGCTCGGGTTCAGGGGCGTCGTCTACGACCCCAGATTCTTCGAGGTACCCGGCCGGACACTCGAGGACGAAGGCATCCTCGTCATCCAATTTGATCAGGCGCCCCAGCGAATGGCCCCGGCGTGCGGTCTGGCGTTCGAAATGATTATCGGGCAGAAGGTCGTCCACGACGGCGACCCGGACCTGGCCGACCACGTCCTTGCTGCGGCGAAACGCCAGCAGGAACGCGGCTTCACCCTTTCCAAGGGCAAGTCGAAGAAGCACATCGACGCCGCCATCACCTTGTGCATGGGCGTGTGGGTGCTGCATGCCGAGGAACCGAAGCAAACCACCATCGACGGCGACCTGTTCGGCAGTTCGGAGGACGACGAGTGACAACTTTTGACTTGAACATTGAGCAGGTCACCGCGAGGGCGGTGAGGATCAGGCCGATGCGGGTGGCGCTGTGGTTTATCGCCGCGCCGTTCATTGTGGTCGGTTTGGTGTTACGGCTGCTGTGGCTGGCGCCGGCATTCCTGATCGCCGCGACCATGGACGGCTGGCAGGCAGCAGACCGGATGGTGAAGCAGATGCAGGTGCAGGCCCGCGAAAGCGCATCGCGCGGCGGCTGAGCGAACCTCAAGAGTTTCGCAACATCGAGGCGGCGACAGCGCCAGCACCTACATAGTCACCCTCCGGCTAGCTACCGGAGGTAGGAAGCCTCACGTCTCCCTGGCGTGAGGCTTCCGCATTTCCAGGGAGAGAACCTAATGTCATCACGCAGCACCCTGCGCATCTGTGAGCACGCCGGATGCGGCAAGGAGTTCATGGCACCGTCAGGCGGGCGCTTTTGCTCAAGGCAGTGCGTCGGCGCCGCTCGCCGGAAGCATCCATATCGGGAACCACATGTCGGGCCGCATGTCTGCCAGCTGGATTCCTGTGGCAAGGAGTATGAGCCCACCGGCGGCAATCAGAAGTACTGCTCGAAACGCTGTTGGCGAATTTGGGCGCGGATCCGCTGGGGCAGCCAGCAGTGCTCGAATTGCCCTGCCGCCTTGGAAGTGTGGCGGGATCGAGATGGCAGGCTGCGCTGCCAGACGTGCTCGAGCTATTGGCGCGCCCACGATGCGGAGCGGCCACCTTTACGGATTCGCGCCGCCGAGGAGCGTCGCCGAACAGACGGGTTGAAGCTGTGCCGCCGATGCGAACGCGACCTGCCGCATGTCAGTTTCCCGCAAACTCGCGCAGGCAAGCTCAGGCGCTATTGCATCGGCTGCACCAAGGAATACCTACGCGAGTGGCACGATGCCAATCCGGACAGGGTAGCCAGACAGCGAGCCGAATACAGGGCGAGTAAGCACGGCCGCGCCAAAATCCATGCGGCAAATGTTCGCAAGCGCACCCGCAGGCGGGAATCGGTGGTCGAGGAGTTCGATCCTGTCGAGATCTTTGAGCGCGACCGTTGGATATGCCGGTCCTGCAAGAAGCGGGTGAGCAAGAAGCTCAAGGCTCCACATCCGAAGTCGGCGACCCTGGACCACATGATCCCGATCTCTCTCGGCGGCAAGCACGAAAGAGCCAACGTTCAGCTCATGCACTACGGCTGCAACTCCGCCAAGCACACTCGGTGCCTACCTCAAGGCGAGCAGCTTCTTCTATTCGGCTGACCCGGTCTGGGCTCAGTTTGTCGGGACGTGCGGGGGGTGAACTCATGGGCGCGCTGGACCGCATCCTAAACAGGGCCATGGAACGAGGCGGCGAGACGCCGCTCCAGCGGTCGTGGCCGGTTGGCCATGGCAACGTCTATGCGGGGGAAACCGAGTGGGGCACCGACAACCAGAGATGGAGCCCGGACGAGCGTGAAGCTGAGGTCTACGCCACTCAGAACGATATCTATTCGCTGATTTCCGATCGGGCGCGGCTGCTGTCGTCGTTGCAGCTGAAGTTTTACAAAGGTTCGGGTTCAAAGAAGACCGCCGTCGAGTCCGGTCGGGCCGTGGATCTCTACCGGTATGTGAACAGGCACTGGACACCGACACGTCTCGCGCGCATGGACGAAATGTCCATGGGGATCTGGGGTGAGACCTACTGGGCGATCGAGCCGCCATCCCGGGAGTCGCCCGACGGCGAAATATGGTGGTTGAAACCCTCGCAGGTGCGGCCAGCCAAACATCCCGAAAAGTATGTCCTTGGATATTGGTATCAGCCGATCATCGGCGGGCAGCGGATCTGGTTTGAGGTAGACGAGGTCATTTGGTTCCGATACCCCAACCCTCTTGAGGAACACGCAAGCCTGTCGCCGATCGTCGCAGCCAAGCTCGCCGCCGACACCAGCAACGCGATGATGCGGTCTAACAAGAAGCTCTTCGATCAGGGCATGCAACTCGCCGGTTTGGTCACACCGACAAGCCCAGACCTGACGTTCTCCGAGGATCAAGCGAACGATTTGGAGCGCCATCTCCAGAAGAGGTTCGTCGGCGCAGAAAAGGCGCATCGGTGGGCGGTGCTGCGCTTCGATGCCGCCTTCAGGCAGATGTCGGTCACCCCGAAGGATGCCGAGTTCATCGCCGGGTTGAACCTTTCCTTCAGAAGCGTGTGCCGTGCCTATGGCATGCAGCCGAGCTTGCACGGCGACCTCGAACAGGCCAGCCCTGGCGACACTGAAGCGTTGGAAAAGATTGAGTGGTCTCGGACTCTCAAGCCCGACGCAGAGTTGCGTGCCGAGGAGATCAAGGAACAGTACTTGCTGCGATTCGTGGGCGAGCGAGGAGCGCCGGATCACGTTGAGTTCGACTTCTCCCAGATCCCGGCGCTGCAAGACGCTTTGGCTGCCATCCATGAGCGGGAAGCTGGGTGGATGGACCGTGGCTTGCTCACCATCAACGAGTGGCGCGAAAACCACGGCTATCCACCAGTCCCGTGGGGCGATGCGCCCTGGCTGCCGATGAACAAGGGCCAGTGGATGACCGAAGGTGAAGAGCCGAAGGGCACGCTGGTGATTCCGGGCCAGAACGCCCCGGGAGCACCGGGCGCGCAGGAGGGTCTGCCGCAGGATGCGGTGCAGGGCGGTCCGCAGCTCACCGACGAGCAGGGTGTGCCTTTGCCGAAACCACCCGACGACGAGGTGAATCCGGTGGCACTGCCGCAGCGGTCGGTGCACATGCAGGCCCGTGACTTCCTCGCCCAGGGCGAGGTTCAAGACTTTTTGGCGCACGCGTTCAAACGCAACGGGCATGACTTCGGCCGGCGCAACGGCCACAAACA